CTTTGAGGATGTGAAAGCATTTAAACTATGGGTTTCGCTGTCCGAGGAAGAGCGCAAGAAGACCGCACTAATGCAGCCGATCATTCCAGGGAGCAAACTGTTTGTTCCGCCCGGGATGAAGCTGGAAGCTAAAAGTCCGCAGCTGCCAAAGATTTCTGGCCAGGACACGGATATCATGGAAATGGCAATATCCGGTTTAAACGAGTCCGCCGATGTTACTACCGGTACCGTAAAGGGCACATATGCCAGTGTGAAGGCTACCAGGGGACCGATGAGCGACCGGACATCCGATGAAATCGCGGATTTTGACCGGTTTTACCGGCACGATTTCTGGGGGTCCGTATTTTTTTTAAAGTCAGCCCTGACCGATTTTAAGGAATATTTTGAAGTTGAGGAAGCGACTTCCTTTGATAACGGCAAGGAAAAAAAACACCATTGATCTTGAAAGTATAATTAAAGCCTTGTTTGGAGTTAAGCACGGGCCGCTCACTGAAACCGTAGGTATTCCGCCGAGCAAGGCCGCAGAGATGGCCGGTATTGGTGGGTATGGCCGGAATCGGCTAAAGAAAGCCACGGAAGACAAGAAATATCCGAAATTAATTTATGCGGACGGCATGGACCCGGAATCAAAACAAGAGAAAACCGAAGGTGAACTGACCAAGAAGAAGAAGGAGGCTCAAGATGCTAAGAAAGATTAGCTTAATTTTTGCAATATTGTTTTTTATAGCGGCGCCGTACGCACATGCTGCGTGGACAATAGTAACAACGGTATCCGCCAGTGGTGGGCACTATATAAAATTTAAAGTTGTTTGCACGTCCGACGGCAGCGCATTGACCGCTACGGATCTGGTTGCTGAATTTGAGGAGCAGACATCTGTTAAATTGGTGCGTGGATTAACCGCCATGCTGCTGAAGGTGGTTCCCGGTACCACCACTGTTATCCCGAACACTACGATTGATATTACTCTGACCGACGAAGAGAGCAGTGAATTGTGGTCCGATACCGGAATATCCAAGGACGAGGCTACCTGGCACTCACTGGCTGATGATATTAATGCGTATCCACCGATTCTGGATAAATTATATTTAGCGATCAACGATATCGGTGATTCAGGCGACCAGGTAACATTTTACTTTCATTGCTGGATTTAGGGAGCTGACATGAAAAAGATAGGTTGTTATTTTTTAATTTTGTTTTTTTTAATGACAGGAACAGCCATGGCAGCGGAAAGCGGATGTGCTCCGCCATCACCTCCCGTTCCTTCCGCAAGCAGCACTCAAGCCGGCAAGGTTGAATTAGCTACTGACGAAGAGATTATAGCTGGAAATGCTACAGACAGGGCAGTAACTCCTGCGGGATTGGCGGCTTTGATAGCTCATAATATTAACCCGGCCAAAGGCTCAGACGTTGCCAGCGCAAATAATATGACACTTGGAGATGGTAATATATTCGACATTACCGGAACCACGACTATCAACACGATTGCCACAAAGGGAATTGGAACCATTGTGGTCCTTGAGTTTGACGGTATTCTTCAGTTGACTCATTCCGCTGATTTGTTTTTGCCGACTGCTGCTAACATTACGACCGCTGCCGGGGATATGGCCGCTTTTACTGAGTATGCTTCCGGTGATTGGCGTTGTTATAATTATATGCGGGCTGATGGGACAGCCTTAGTGGGTTCGGGTGCTGCTGATGATACAGCTTACGATGCTACGTCTTGGGACTCCAATACTGACGCTGCCACTAAAAATGCGATTAGAGACAAATTTGAAGCAGATCGTGACTTCTCGACCCAAAACCACACCTCAACCGGCAACATTACCGAAGCCCAAATACTCGCTAATAAATGGCACACAAACAACGGCGCAAGTGCCGAGATTGATTTAACCCTCCCCGCTTTGAGCTACACGGTAAATTTTATCTACATTGTTCAAGATGCCTTTATCTCAGAGATCAACCCCCCAAGCGGTGAACCGTTTGACCATGACGGAAACGATCTTGACGCTGATGACTGTATTGATTTGAGCATAGTTGTCGGGGATAAGATCGCATTCACCAGAATACTTCTTGCCGATGGTTCAACTTGGAGATGGTCAACGGATACTATCAGGGGTGTTCATTCTGACACGGGAGCCAGTGACTAATGAAAAAACTACATAAAGGCATAATTTTTGGTCTGGTCTTGGTCCTGCCGTTTTGGTTATGGGTATTTGGGGCTTTTGGGGCTACTGTATATTTCGATCCTAACTGTGCTGATAATAATGTTGCGTCTGGCGCTCCTGATGGAACAGGGTATAATCATACTACTTTTGCTTGTTCGGGCGGTTCGGATAGTTACTATGTGACAATGGCAGACTTCAATGTTACAAATTGGGGTGCTGATTCTGTCATTTTGTTTAAAAGGGGTGAAACATGGGATGATGCCGACATGATCCCCGTAATTCACGGAGCAAGCGGACATCCGAAAACCGTTGGGTCTTATGGTACGGGTGAGCCACCAATTTTTAAGCCTGCTACCAATTATCCCTTAAATATGAACGGAAAGAACTATTGGACTTTCGAGGGTATTGATTTCAGGGATAAGAGAATAATGGTTACGGGGACAAATACAATATTCAACTATTGTATTTTTGGGGATAGCAATAGTGAGGCAATATATGCTTGGAATAACGGAGACAGCATTTACAATAATTGTTTAATTACCAACGCTAACACTTATGGCGTAAAGGTTGAGAATGCAACAGATGTAACCCTGAACAATACTATAATTATTGGTGGTAGTGGGGCGTATGGTGGACCTGCGTATGCAATATGGCAAAATGGTTCAGGAACGATTACTTATAATAATTGTTTAATAACTGGTAACGCTACTTATCAAGGATGGCAGCTTGATGCAGGATTAACAGATGGGGGTGGAAATCAATTAGAAGTGAACCCAGGACTTACAAGTTATTCAAAAAATACAGCTTATTTCTTTCTTTCATTTGATGATAACGATATTGGTTACGTCAATGATGTTGTTGCTGCACTTCCCTCTGGAAATTATATAACCTTTTTTACATTATATTCGGAAGCAGGGGGATATACGACAAGCCTGAATACGCTGGAAGATGCAGGGCATGAGATTGCTATCCATACACATTCTCATACTGAAATGGATTCTACAACTGCATTTGCAGTTACTTCCACCAATACGAACCCGACGGTTGACGTTGATATTCCCGGCACTCAGATTGTTTTGTCCTGTGACGAAGGTGGAAATGTCGTAACTGTTGACTGGTCTGGCGCTGATAAGTCCATTACTGATCTTAAAACAGACGTTTCAGGGAAAGGATGGACAATAACCACTACGACAGGGGTGAATGATAGTTTACACCTGTCTGCGCTTGAAGATAGTTCTGGAGCACAGGCATGTCCCTATACCCCAAACCTTGATCGCACTGCTCCCGATTATGCTTTTTTTCGAGAGGAACTGTCAGAGGTTAAAGATTGGATTACAAACGCAACCGGAACTGCACCGACTACAATGGCATGGCCTGTCGGTGTTTATGACGCAACTGCGGCAGCATACATGAAAGACGAAATATCTCTTCTTGGAGCAAGGGGAGTAGGAAATAAGGGTCAATTTTTAAGCTCTGTCCCTATATATAATTTTAACAGTATCCTTACAAGCAATGCCAATTTTATAGGTGGTGAAACAGAAGCAGAAGTTAGGGCTGCGGCACGACACGCCTATGTGATAGCAACGACATCTGGTGGTGTTTATGGTTTATATGCTCATAATACAGGTGAGTTTTCACCGACACAAATTGCTTGGTACGCAGATGAATTAAATAGTTTAGGTGCTACGCTACAAACCTTTGGAACAATTGTTGCTGCTATTCGTGCAAGTCATGCAACGGGCGATGGTTTAACTTACACTAAAGTATATAGCGATGTTCTTGATGCTCGCTTAAAACCCGGCTCTCCTGCTCGACATGGAGCAGACCCATCTATCAGCGGAACGAGATTAAGGCCGGATGGTAGTGGAAATACTATGGAGGACATCTTATCAATCGGGGCTTATGGGGTTTATCGGGGGAGTGCGGGGATGTGATGGAGCGTATGGGGATAATACAGGACCGGCTATAGGGATGTAAACAAAGCGGCCTGCCGGAACGCCACAACGAACCGACAGACCTGACCGACTCATAACCAGGATAGACCGGCTGAAATAATTTCATTTTTTACTTGCAAAGTTTAAAAATAAACAGTATGGGTTTAAAAATAAACTAAAAATTAGTGCAAGTTACCTGAGGGAGGGCACTATGAATATATTAGATGTTATTACAGCGCCTTGGGCAATAATGCCTGATAAGCTTTTTGAAATTCAGGAGATCTATCTCAAGCATTCCCGTGGAGAAAAGATTGATCTTGATGCAATTGAGGCCAAGCTTGGAAAACCCCTTCAGAATGAAACCACCCCCTATCAGATTATTAATAACATCGCAGTTATCCCCATCCACGGCGTGATAGCCAAGCGGGCTAATTTATTCACAAGGATTTCAGGAGGTGTGTCAACAGAGCTTGCCATGCAGGATATCGACCAGGCACAAGACGATTCCGATATTCAAGCCATCGTGCTGTATATCGATGGACCCGGCGGAGCTGTTGACGGAACTTTGGAACTTGCCGATTTTATTTTTGAAGGGCGGGATAAAAAACGAATCGTTGCTTATTCTGACGGACTGATGGCGTCCGCTGCGTATTGGATCGGTGCCGCCGCTCATGAAGTTTATATCTCCAGCGATACGGTTCAAGTCGGATCGATCGGTGTTATTGCCAAACACGTAGATTATTCCGAGGCTGAGAAAAAGGCCGGCATTAAAACCACGGAAATTTATTCCGGTAAGTACAAACGCATTGCTTCACAGCATGAACCGTTATCCAAGGAAGGTCGTGAGAATATTCAGGGTATGACGGATTATTTGTATTCCGTAATGGTGGACAGTGTTGCCAAGTACCGGGGAGTTTCTTCCGAGGAAGTGCTTCAGAACATGGCGGACGGCAGAGTATTTATCGGGAAGCAGGGCATTGCCGCCGGTCTGGTGGATGAAATTTCCACGCTTGACAATCTAACCGGCACAATCCTGCCAGCGCAGGTTCAAAATAAAGTTATCACCGTAAAAAAGGAGGTTAAGTCTATGGATCTTACAAAATTAAAAGCGGATCACCCGGATTTGGTGAAACAAATTCAGGCTGACACACGGGCTGATGTGATTGCGGAATTCGATCAGGAGCGAAGTCAACTCCAATCGGAAAACGAGTCATTGAAAACTGAAAATCAAACTCTTGCCGCAACCAACGATGAACTTGGCAAAGAGAACAAAGAAATTGGCAAACGCATGGTCGCCCTGGAACAAAAAGACATTTCCAGGGATCGCCGGGATGCTCAGGACGATGCGGATGATATTTTTAACAGCGCTCTGTCCGACAGCAAAATTCCGGAAAAGCATTATGCCCGTGTCAGACGGGGAGTTGCGTTCGATGATTTTTACAAAGATGACAAGTTTGACAAGCAGGGTTACGCCGATGCCGTCAAGGCAGAGATCGAGGACTGGGAAAAAGATATCGAGCCCCAGGTGGCCGGTGCCGGGTTCCCCGAAAAGACGGCCGAGGGTGGTGTCGATACGGTTGAGGAAGATGAGATGGTCGATGAACTTGTCGGCATGGTCGAATAAAAAAGTCGGCAGGTGAAATAAAATAAGGAGGTGCAAAATGGGTTTAAGTGACACTCCTCAAATGTTGAGGGGATACCAGGATGATCCAAAACGTGTGTTTTACAGCGATATTGAGAAGGCGCTGATGCGAGAAGTTACTATCGTCGGTGGTTATGGTGTTTTGCCGCCCGGCACTGTGCTGGCAGAAATATCTGAGAGCACCAATCGCGTGAGTCGGGTTGTGCCGTACGCGCTCGAAGATCCTTCGGACGATGATTATACTTTTTACGGCGCAAAAATACTGGCCGATGGAGCTGATGATACCAATGTGTATGTCACCCAGGATGACAGTTATAAGTTTGCCGTGGGTGATCATCTGCTTGCGGTGGATAGTGATACCACCCCTGAGGATCTGGGTGCAATTACTGCAATTGATCGAACCACATACACTCAGATGGCCCTTATTACCGTTACCAACAATATTTCTTCAAGCATTACGATTGCTAAGCATGGTGCGGTGGCTATCCAAACCACAACGGCCACTCCGTGGACTAAGGCAGTGGGTTTCCTGTTTGGCGGTGTGGATACCGGTATCGGAGAAAATTACGCCGAGGGTGGTCAGGGCGTGATGGTTCTGTCCAATGCTATGATTTATAGCGGCATGGTCAAAAATTACGATTCT